TGAAAAAAGGTTATCACAAAACTAAATCTGGTAAGACAGCTCGTAAAGGTTTGTACTACAATATTAACAAACGTAAAAAAGCTGGTACATCAAGATCAAAAAAGAAATCTACAATTAGTTCAAAGGCTTATAGAAATATGAAGTCTGGATTTAAAAAGTAATTTTTTTTAATTCCTCAAACTCTTCCCAGATACTATTCTCTAATAGTTTCTGCTACAGTATCTTTTATCTTTTCGTATTCTTGCCACAAAGTTTTTTCCGGGGACCAAAATCTTCTTTGATCTCGTTTCATCTCTATTGAATGTAAAACTGTNGTGTGATCTTGTCCAAAGTATCTACCAATATCTGTTAGACCCATATTATATTTTTCAAATAATAAATTATGAATAACATTTCTAGCTCTGACTATGCTTGATGTTCTTGACTTACCCATCAGTGTTTCTTTGTGTACCTCAAAGTGAATACAAACCTTATTGATAACTGATTGTACATCAGATGGCTTTGGTGTTTTAAAAGTAAACCCTACAATCTTTTTATTTGGTGGCGCAACTTGAACCGGTCTTTTTCTATCCTGCATTTCTTTACAGCCATTGATAAAGCCAAGTCTATAAATTTTCTTCTTCTCTTCGCTTAACAAATCGTATGATGCTTTAACTTCATAGATAAATTCATTTTGATTTAAGTATTTAATATGATTATCGTACACTTGATTTATATTTTTGGTCATAGATCCCCTACGTTTTCCTTCAGTTTTTTTTAATAATTAAATTAATAAGTTTATGTTCTCATTAATTCTTCTTTTGTCTGCTCAATTTGCCAGATTAAATCAAAAGAATCTCTTTGCTTTTGCTCAACCTCTCTCTTAGCAGCTAAATATTCCTCATGTTTTTTCGCTTGAAGATCCTTTAGCTTCTGCAGACGCAATCTGATCTGTTCCATCATGCTCCTTTTTTACTGTTGTAAAATCAATCTTCAAATTCTTGATCTTACATTCTACAAGCTCTCCATTATTGGAGTTGTTTGCAGCCTTCTTTACATCATCAAATAGTTCAATCATCTCGAATGAACATTCTCCATTGATAATTCTTCGGTATTTTTTCATACTTTATCCTTTTTGGCAACCTCTTTTTTGTGTATCTCTCTGGTCATTTTATTGTAAACACTAAGGTCCAAATAGTTATCTGCTTTAAAATTTTTTGTTGATCTATATAGTTTTAATCCCATCATTAATTGACCCACTTGGTGTGGTTTTATTCTTTTTTTTAAATTATCAAACAATATAATTGTAAACATTTCTGCTAATAAAACAAAGTTTTCTTGATAGTTACCATAATCTTTTTGACGATCATCAATAACTTTTTTTTCAATTTCTTGATCTATATCTGTTATTTTCTTGTCCATATTGAGAGAGGTGTCTTGGGGAAGAAAACTACCGAAAGGGAACTAGAAAGAAAAAACTCCCCCAAGACTAGATATAAGTTAATTAAAACTTATATGATTGTTTATTACCATAATTAGGTTTGCTTTGAAACCCTTTATTTGGAGTTGCAGATTTATCGTTATTGGAAGTAGGTGGTGAAATCTTGACAGTTATACCAACAACATTCCCTTCTCCATCCTGTTCATCCCAAGCGCACTGGTTCCACCAACTACCATCTGCCATCTTCACACCTTTGGTCCATTTCTTTCCCTCTGGTGCATTTTCGTTTGGTGGTGCAACCCAATCCGGTTGCTTCGCTTCATTCTTGTTATGGTTTCTTACAAGATTACACCATACTACATCTTCACTCATTGTTTTCTCCTTTGTTATCATCAGCTTTGCTGATCATTTGTTAGTTGTGTCTCACGAGTTTCAGCAACATCTGTTACTTGTCTATATGCTCGTAAGTTGTTTCTTAATAGAAAATCAACATCCTTTCTTATTAAATCCTTAACCTCATTAAATTCATCTAAAGAGTTAGTTGATTTTAAGGCACGTTTCATTTCTTCTACATCTATAGTTTCATCTAAGTATGTAGGTTCTTCTTCGGATTGTTCCGGAGAATCTTCTTCAAATGGTTTTGGATCGTAACCATCCTCATCTTTGATACCTGTTTTAAGATTTAATAAATTTAAAAACGCATACTTTCTTGAGTATGACATAGCATTTCCGGTTCCAAACTTATCAAGGTTCCCAAATGCAGAGCAGCCATCAACAAGTATATGTTGTGTTGGATCATCTACATCATAAACTTTCATAGTACATACGACCATGACTTGTTTAATGTTTGGTACTATCTCTGTAAGATAATTACAGGTCGCATACAAACCATTATCAAGCAATGCTTGTGTTGCTACCTCTTGAACTTTGTCGTGCAAAAGTGGGTTAAAGTGCATCCCATTAGCTTTTGCAGCTTTCTTAACTGCACTTGCACTTAGACAGGCAGCATGAAGTTTTTGATATATATTTTTTTTAGTCATGTTTTATTCCCCATAGGTTAGTTATTAGTTGTAATTGTTCCGGTGCTAAATCTTTATAATAAAAAAAATGGTTCATGTCTGGTGGCTCACACATCAATGCAAGTTCAGACAGATTACCCTTGCAAAACATAATCATACGTTCCCAAAGTATAATCTTTTCAACCATCTTAAAGTATAAATGCTCCAGATGTTCTTTCTTCATTAGCTCATGCGATTGATCAAAGATGATGTGATCTTTGTCATTTACATAAATTAAATATGGTACCTTCTTGGTAGTCATATAATAAAATGAAGTCTGTGTTAGGTTATCCATTGCTGGTTCAGTGGGTAGCTCTTGTGTACTCATACTCCACTCATTCTTGTTCTTAACCTTTCTAACATTCGGTGGTTTTGTTTTTAATTCTATAAATAATTTTTCTGTCAGATAATCTACTCTACCAGTTATCGGTTTGATCATGGTAAATTCTTTGTGATCAACATATTTTTCGCAAACTAATTTATCAGTTCCTACTAAATCTTTCACTACTTTTTTTGTAATACCTATACAATCGTGTGCATAACTTATCATTTCTTTTCTTGCGTACTCATCCTTTTTATCTACCGGATCTTTTTTATTTATTTCTTCTAGCTCTTTGTTGAAACTTACATTATAATCCCGGTCCCATTCTGCAGCGACAGAAGTTTTTGTTTTATATAAAACATCTGCAATCAATCTTTGCACTGTATTGTTTACAAGATTTCCAAAGTTAGGTTTGTATCTCCATAACCAAGACCTTCTAATTTTTTCCGGGAAAGTATATTGAATTAAATTTTTTGCAAAAGGTGTAGAGGTTGAGGTATAGGACCAATGATCTAATCCATTTCCACCATTGAATATTGCAAATGCTTCTTCTATTAATTGTTCTTTTGTTTTTTCTCTGAGTTTCATAAGTTCCTTTAGTTTTCCACCATCTATACACATATTTTTTTTGTTGTAAAGAAAATAATATAATATATATAGATACGAATTAGATAAAGAAAGGACTTATGACACTTGAAGAATATCGCAAAAAGAAAGGGTTATCCTACTATAATTTTGGACTTGAGCTTGGCATTGTAGGTGTACAAAATCCCGGCACGTCAGTTCAAAGGTGGTGTTTAACTGCTAAAGTAAAAAGATTTCCGGACCCAGATATGGTAAAGAAAATCTTGGAAGTAACCAACAATGAAGTAACACTAGAGGATCTGTACAGTGCTTGGTACGAAAAAGTTTAAATACAAAAGAGTAAAAATTATTTGGCAAGATATTGTATCTTCATCTGATTGGACCACTCTTGAAAAAGCTAAAGAGCAAATGTACAGTTGGTGCGAGGACACCGGCTACTTATTACACAAGGACCCAAAGAAAGTTATCATCTTTGCTTCGCATAGCTTTGATGATGATGGTTCACTTACAGTTGGTAACACCACAGTATATCCAAGATCGGTTGTTAAAAAGATTGAGGTTTTAAAATGACATACGAGGGTATGTTTGATGAGGTTGATTGTAAGTTTGAATTGAAACGAGCTAAGAAATATATCAAGAAACAATCCGATATTATACTGGCACTTGAAAAAAAACTAGAAGAGAAAGAAAACGAAATACTAATGATAAAACAGAAAGGGAAAAATGATTGATGTATTTTTAGGCGCACCCATAGAATTACAGGTGTTGCTATCATCTCTATTACTTGTATTAGTTTGGGGTATTTTTAAAAGATAATGGCACGTTGGACTTATGCTTTTTCTAATGGCAATTATAACGATTGGCATAGGAAATATGAGGGTATAGCTATGATTGATGTAGATAGTATTGAGGTTTGTCCTCGTTGCTACGAGCCACTTGCTATACTTGAAACTTGTTATGATAAAGGACAGAAATATAAGGCTACAAACCTTGTAAAGACCCTCGCTAGTCGCTTAAATATACCCTGCTTTTTAGTTTTCTATAGAAATCTGACCCCAACTACCCTAACCTTTAGAGTTAAGCGAATAACAAGCTCTCCGACAGAGTTTGAGCTGATGAATGAGGACCAATGGTTGTCCATCTTGCTAGACCTACAACAAAATCACAGAAAATATTGTGCAGACTAGAGGTTTTATACATATAACGTACAAATTGTACTTCCATCTTAACAGATTGTCCGGTCAAAAGAAATCTAACTGTCTAAATGTATTCATGGCGCTCATGAAACACTGTTGGAAAAAGAATAACTATTCTGCCGGACTTCGCCACATGACTTTAGCTAAAGATACTAACTTATCTAGGTCTACTGTTAAGAGATCACTTGAAACTTTAGAGAAGATGAATGTAGTTTATTCTATCAAAGGTCGCAGTGGTAAAACCTACTCTATCAATCAATTATTCATTAAAAATGAGGGTTTATTTCAAGGTAGCTCAAATCTACACAACTCAATGTCTAAATCTGAACTACCTAATGCGCAAATAAGAGCTACATTAGTAGATACATTAGAAGTATATACTATAGAAAATATAATTAGAGATAATAGAGGTAATCAACAAGCTATAGTAGACAATTTAGCGAAGCTCCCCCTTGCAGAGCTTAATTCAGATAATAAAAATCCATACTATATTAAACTTGCTAAAGAAAGAAAGGCTGAACTGGACCGGGAAAGTAAATCTAATTATGTACACCCTCAAAAAATATTAACTGAACTTTCTAAGATAAGTAAGAATAGCAATCCAAGATATAGAGAGAAAGTTGAATATAATAAACGTAATAATTTAGATTGGAAAGGTAGACCTAAAAAATAATGCCGGGAAGAGCCATGAGAAAGGTATTCTGTCAAGGCTTTACCAGAGCCGGTAGACGTGAGGGTAAATTGATACCTTGTAGAATGAAAGGTTATCAGTTGGCAAATGGGACCTTTTATTGTAAGTATCATGGGTACCAAAATGTTAAAGGGTTTAGAAAATCTAATTACACAGATGAAACTAGAATAAAACAATTAAGCAAACTACAACAATTTAGGAAATATACAGATGAGCAACTCAAAGAATATTACTACACCCAAGTCAAAGTCAGAATTGATAACAACCAACCAAGCAGATATAATTTGCGAAAAACTAACGAGAGGTCTAACACTTACAGAAATCTTAGAGGAAAAACAGTACGAGTTCAGCTTGATGAAGTTCTATGCTCACTTAAAAAAAAATCCAGAATTGAATGAAAGAATAACAGAGGCTAGAAAGAATGGTGTACAAACTTTAATTGATAAGTTGTTGCAAATCTTTCAGTATCAAGAGGTTGAAAATCCTAACCAGATATTATGGATAAGAGAGAAGACAAAATTTATTACGTTCTTGGCTAACAAATTAACTGATCTGTACTCTGATAATAAGGTTCAACAAGTTAAAACAGATCAATCTATTAAGATTTCATGGGAAGATAATCAAAGTCAGATATGATTGATGTATCAGAGGATATAGTTGATATACCCTCTGATAATAAAGATTAATCGTGTTTTGTTAATTCATAATTAAAATTATAAACAAAACTAGCTGCTTCAATACCTCTTAAAAAGTATTTTTCTTGATCTTCATTTTCAAAACCATAAGTTCTTTCTTTCCTTTGATAATCTGGTTTTGTTTGTTTTGCTTGTTCATAATTAATTGTAATTATATTTTTATAATTTAACATTTTTTCCCTTTTTTGTTTTGCTAGTTGTATATTTTGTTCAGTAATTTTTATAAGTCGCATTACATAACCGCTTATAAATTCTACCTCATCAAAATTTCGTCCCTGTGTTAGTTGTTTATTCATTTTATTTTTATTGGATAAAATTCTCCACCTTTTACAAAATTATGAAGTGATGAAAGTAAATCATTATAATATTTGTCATCAAAATCTAATTGTTCAATGACATATTTATATCCATCTTTATCAAATGTATTGTACCAATCTTCATAATATTTAATATATCTTTTAACATCTTTTATTTTAATTTTTAAGTGTTTCATTTATTTTTCCCTTTTGTTTATTTGTTTAATTAAAAAAATACTTTCCATTTTTAGAAATACTTTTTTGTATTGTTTTATATTTATCAACTACATTTTTTGAACATATCCAACACAAAGATAATTTAATTAAATCTTTGTGGTTTAATTGTTCTTTTATGTAATTAATAAGTTTTTTTTCTGATTTAATTGCGCTTTCCCAAACACCACAAGTAAAAAATTCTTGTTCATTTGTTTCGTATGTAGCAATTACTTCAAGTCTTAGATTATTTATAAACATATTATTTTTCCCTTTTGTTTTTTTCATTTACCATATCAACTAAATCATTTGGCAGCGGTTCCAAATCGTAATCATAAAATATGGCAAGACTTTGTTCTTCTTCTTGCTTTAATTTATCTAGGTAGTTGTTCCAATCATCAATCATTTTACCTAATTTATCTACTTTTTTATTCATTTTCCTCGCTTTCTTCATCTTCTTCATCTTCATTTAAATCGTTTGCATTTAGATAATCATCATAGCCACAATTATAAGCAATAGGGTCTCCTGCTTCCAATAAAACAGAAAAAGAATTACAAGCTATCCCTGTCAGTGGTTGAAGTTCATTTAGCCAATCATTGTATTGATCTTTATATTTCATTTATTCCTCACTTTCTGTTTTTATACCTATATTGATTAAATGATTTTTAAAATCTTCATCACTCATATTTTTAACTTCATTGTTGTAATATTCGTATAATAATTCATTTACAAAATCATTATCTGCACTTTCCATTTGCATTTTTATATAATCTTTTTTATTCATTGGTTCCTTTCTATTTGTTTTTTAAATTCTTCCAATCTTCTATTGTCTTCTTCTTCAATAGGTTTGTTATATTCATCAACCATTGTATCATAGTCCATATCTTTATATTTATCTAATGACATCACATATTCTTGACAATCACTAGACAAGTCTTCAAAATAATCTTCACCAACATTTGATATATCAACCCATCTTTTAGTCCATGTAATATCACCAGTGTACATATTAAATTGAGAGCATTTAACATAAGCATATTTTGGATTTAGTGCTATACTCTCAATAGTATTAAAGTCATCATTACAAATTGCATCTTCCATTTTTTCATTTATTTCTTTTATCATTGGTTCCTTTCTTATTTGTTTAAGTCTGTTAAGATATACTCACCAGATTTAATTTTATTTTTTGTCTCTGTTATATTTTCATCTAGAAATATATTTCTATATTTGCCGGTTGTGTTGCTATAATTCCAATATTTTTTATCAAGATAAATGGTGTCTGCGGAGCTATCTTTTTTTACAATTATTGAATTATAAGATTGAAAAAACTCATTACCATTATCATCAGTAATTATAAATTGATTTGCTATTTTATTTCCTTTGCTGCTTTCTATGTTTTCTACTTTCATTGTTTAGTTTCCTTTCTTTAGTTGTTTTTTATATTCTCTAAATAGTTTTATTGCTTGTTGCTTAGTATAAAAATAATATACTTTTGTTTCCAAGTACCCATTGATTGTGTCGGATATTCGCCAAGCGCCTTCATTGTTTTTGTCTATAATCATTGTGTTGTTTCCTTTCAGTTGTTTAAAGTTAATAAATAAATATGGCTAGAATTAGGCATAATTAATATGCTTGTATTATTAATCTTTTAGTATTTGGTATTTCAATTACTGTTGTATGATTTCTTAAATCATCAAGACTTTTTATATCTGTATAATTGTTTTGTATTTCTTTTAAGTTTTCATACTCATCAAAATCACATCTAAAAGCTATTGGGTCAAATTCAAGCTCATGATCGCAATCTTCCTCATATTGCGTTAGATACTCAAATAAAGCATTTGAACCCTCATAACTAAAACCATGTTTTGTCATTTCATCTGTAAAATTAGATTGTGTAATTGTATCTTTCATTTTGTTGTTTCCTTTTGTTAGTTGTTTAAATTTAATAAATTATTATGGCTATAATTAGGCATTAATAACCTAGCCATGATTTAACGTCTTTTAATTTGTATTCTTTTTTGTTTCCTAGTTCTTTTATAAAATAATAAAATTCATCTATATTTCCATGAAGAGTTATTATTTTAATTGCTTTAGCTTGTGTTATTATTTTCATAGTTTCCTTTCTTATTTGTTTTTTACTTTTAAATATGCTTTGTCTATAATCTTGACTAAAATATCAAAACTATCATTTGATAAATCTTGCATATCTTTTATATATTTTTTTAATTCATCATCTTTTTTCATTAATAATATAACTTTCTTTTTTAGTTCTTGATTTGTCATTGTTTCCTTTCTTAATTGTTTTTTTGTGAATATTTTTTAAAGATTTTCCACGCTTGAGTAATTCCACAAGGTTCACCTAATTTTGAGGACATTAATTTACATTTTTCATTATGTGGCAAATTATAAACTGCGTGACATAATTCATGTAATACAACGTGAAGTAAATATTGATAACCTTTGTTAATTGCTTTTTCTGTTATCCATATGTTTTTATTTCCCCCAACCCCTAAAACATTTTTATATTTTTCAGTTGGGTTTCCAATTCTAACATTAATTCTAGGTAAATTAATTTCAAAATCTTTTGCTTGATATAAAATATCAATTACTCTTCTTCTTAATTGATAAACTTCATTATTCATTTTGTGATTATTTATTTCTATAGTGTTCATTGTTTCCTTTCTTTTTTTTAACATATACAAAGCATATATAATAATTATGTTAAGAATAAGGCAGTATAGAAAAAAATATAAAATTATTTTGTGTGATATATTTGCAACAGGTGTTGTATAATTACAGTTTAGAATTGTTCTAATGTTTATTAATGTAGGTTGATAATTTGGTATCCATACATAAAGCGAGGTGCGATTTTTTTATGCGATAAAACAAACGACAGTATTATTGACCTATCTATTAAGAATTATTAATTAAATCTAATTACGTTTGATAATCTTTTATTATCACTAATCTAATTAAGATATATATTCCCTGCTATAATCTAGTTTTTAATGATTCTAATTTGCAACATACCCCATATTTCACCCGCAACTTTCTTTCTATATATAGACCGGACTTGAGGACACCCTTAGATCCAGCCACCCTTTTATACACAAACACTTTTTTAGTTTTATTTTTTTTCAAATGCACTAGATATAGTATATGGATTACTTTACTGCAGACGATTTAGATTCAGTTGCTTACATTGAAGAAGGCACAAACAACGTAATAATTAAGTTTTATGGCTTTCCCAATAAGACAACTTCTGATTTATTTATTACTTATGCTATGCTTAGTATGGGTTTTGACTATCAACCTATTAGTAGTATGAAGTCTGACAGAATACACTAAATATGGATATTAAAATACCCTACACACCAAGGAAGCATCAAGCCTACTTACACAGACAAATAGACAATCACAGATGGAATGTACTGGTATGCCACAGAAGGTTCGGCAAAACAGTATGTATGATAAACCACCTAATTAGGTCAGCATTGCTGTCCCAAAATAAGAACCCTAGGTATGCCTATATTGCACCTACCTTCAAACAAGCAAAGTCTATTGCATGGGATTACATGAAACAGTTTACCGCCAAGATACCCCACACAAAGTTTAATGAGACAGAGCTGCGTGTAGACCTACCTAATGGTGCTAGAATCACCTTGCTAGGCTCCGAATCCCCAGATGGATTAAGAGGTATATACTTAGATGGCTGCGTTATTGATGAGTACGCAAATGTAAACAGTAAGTTGTTTCCAGAAATAATTAGACCAGCACTATCTGACAGAAAGGGTTACTGCGTATTTATAGGTACACCAATGGGTATGCAGAATAATTTTTATGAGTTGTACCAACACGCACAAGGTGCGGAGGATTGGTTTCACTACAAAGCTAAAGCTAGTCAAACAAAGATAGTTGATCAAGATGAATTAGATAAGGCAAAAGAAGTCATGGGAGAGAAAAAGTATCAGCAAGAGTTTGAGTGCGATTGGATTGCCAACATAGAAGGTGCAGTATATGGAGATGTGATTGCAAAACTAGATGATGACAGGCAACTTACCAGAGTGCCTTACGATCCTGCACTACCAGTATCAACAGCGTGGGACCTTGGAGTATCAGATCACAGTTCTATAATATTTTATCAGCAGCTTGGCAGATCCATAAACATTATTGATTACCACGAAGAGAAAGGTCAAGGTCTACCTTATTACATTAAGATGATTAATGAAAAAGAATATATCTACAAAGATCATTTTGCTCCGCATGACATTGAAGTTACCGAATTTGGAAATGGCAAAACCCGGAGAGAGGTCGCACTGCAATTAGGATTAAGGTTTAAAGTCGTACCAAAAATTCCATTAGAAGATGGTATCCATGCAACAACAATGATGTTACCTAGATGTTGGATTGATGTAGACCATTGCAAAAGTTTGATAGATGCGTTAAGACATTATCACAGGAAGTATATTGATAAAAACAGAATGTTTAGATCAAAGCCTGTCCATGATTGGAGCAGCCATGCGTGTGATGCTATGAGGTATCTCGCTGTTGGTCTCCAAGAAATTAATACTAGACAAACTGCTCCACAAGTTGTAGCAGATAATGATTATAGGATTATATAATTATGGGTTCAATATTTAAACCAAAGATGCCACCTTTACCACCAGTTGCTCCGCCACCGGAACCACCGAGTGAAGAGTTATCAGCAGAAGAAAAGGAAGCAATCAAAAAAGAACAAGATGCTATTAGAAGAAGAAGAAAAGGTAGAAAAGATACTATTCTTACTGGACCTCTTGGTATACAAGAAACAGAAGAAGAAGCATTAGAAACATTATTAGGAAAGAAGGATTAATATGGGTGCAGCAGCAGGAGCAGGAGGATCTGATCAATCAGACGAAAAAAAAGTTGATACTTACGCAGATCAATTAAAAAAAGAACAAGCAAGAAAATCAAAATTTAAAAAAAATAAGTTTGGCTATACAGTTAAAAAAAATCCTTTTGAACGATATGTAGATACAAATCCACTTCTACAAGGTGTTACAAATCTTAAAGATAGACATAACCTTAATAGAAGAATGAAATTTGCTAATGAACAAGGAATTAATCTTCAAGGTTTAAGCACAGAAGAAATTTTATCTAAAGACTTTAAATCTAAATTGGATGAAAAAGGTTATCAAAAAACTTTAGAAGGTCCAAAACCAAATAATGATAATGGTAATGATAATAATCAACCACCTCCACCTCAAGAAACAATTGTTAAAAAAAATATTGGCGGATCAGAAGTACAAACTACTGAAGAAAAACTAGCAGAAGATAAAGCTAAAGATGATGAGTATGATGTTAGAAAAGTTAAAAAGAAAGGAAGAAAACAATATACATTAACTTCATCAAAAGGTGTAACACAAGTTTCAGATGATTACTCATTAGGTAAGAAAAGTTTATTAGGAACAGTATAATGGCAAAAACAGATTTAACTAAATCTTTATTATCAAGATTTGATAGATTAAAAGCGCAAAGACAAAATTGGGAAACACATTGGCAAGAAGTTGCAGATTACATGCAACCAAGAAAAGCTGATGTTACCAAGACAAGATCAAAAGGTGATAAGAGAACAGAATTGATTTTTGATTCATCTCCAATACAAGCAGTAGAATTATTAGCAGCATCATTACATGGGATGCTAACTAATCCATCAACACCTTGGTTCTCATTAAGATTTAAAGATTCACAATTAGAAATGGAAGATGAAGCTAAACTTTGGTTAGAGAACGCAACTGAAGTTATGTACACAGCATTTAGTAGATCAAACTTTCAACAAGAAATATTTGAACTGTACCATGACTTAATTACTTTTGGTACAGCAGCAATGCACATACAAGAAGATAATGAAGATATATTAAAATTTTCTACAAGACATATTAATGAAATCTTTATTGCTGAAGATGACAAAGGTAAAATAGATACTGTTTACAGAAAATTTAAATTATCAGTAAGAGCTGCAATACAACAGTTCGGTGATAAAGTTTCAAGTGATATTAAAATGCAATCAGCAAAAGATCCATACAATGAAGTAGAGATATTACATGTTGTATACCCAAGATCAGATTACAATCCTAAATTAAAAGATACAGCTAACATGCCATTTGAATCTGTTTATATTGAAATGAAAAATGGTAATGAATTATCAGTATCGGGTTTCCAAGAGTTTCCTTTTGTGGTTCCTAGATACTTAAAAGCATCACACGAAATCTATGGAAGATCACCAGCTATGACAGCCTTGCCAGACGTAAAGATGCTAAACGAGATGTCAAAAACTACAATCAAAGCTGCGCAGAAACAAGTGGACCCACCACTATTAGTTCCGGATGATGGTTTCTTATTACCAGTTAGAACTGTACCGGGTGGATTAAATTTTTACAGAAGTGGTACAAGAGATAGAATTGAACCATTAAACATTGGCGCAAACAATCCACTAGGTTTAAATATGGAAGAGCAAAGAAGAACTGCTATTAGAAATGTATTCTATGTAGATCAATTAATGTTGCAACAAGGACCACAGATGACAGCAACAGAAGTTATCCAAAGAAACGAAGAGAAGATGAGATTACTTGGACCAGTGTTAGGTAGATTACAATCAGAATTATTAAAACCATTAATAGATAGATGTTTTAATATTTTATTAAGAAGAGAACAGTTTGCTCCTGCACCAGAATTTTTATCTGGTCAAGACATAGAAATAGAATATGTTTCTCCTTTAGCTAAAGCACAAAAATCTTCAGAGCTTTCATCAATTACTAGAGGTATAGAAATATTAGGATCACTTGCTAATGTAGCTCCAGTATTTGATTACATTAACTTTGATGCGCTAGTTAAACATGTTGCTGATCTTGTAGGAGTTCCGCAAAAAGTTTTAAAACTACAATCACAAGTTAATGCAGAAAGAGAAGCACAAGCAGCCGAAGCTGCACAACAACAACAAATGGCTCAGATGCAACAAGTTGCAAAAGCCGGAGGAGATGTAGCACCACTAGCGAAAGCATTGCCAGAAGAAGCAAGAGCTGTAGCAAATGCTGTAGTGGAATAATATGGAAACAAAACAACTAGAGAAAGTAATAAAAGAACTACAAACAAATTATAAATTCATATTCAATACAGAAGAAGGCAAGAAAGTCTTAGCTGATCTTGAAAAAAGATGTCATTATCATTCTACCACTAATGTAAAAGGTGATAGCCATGAGAGTGCATACATGGAAGGACAACGCAGTGTTCTTCTATTTATTAAATCAATGCTGC